TTAACCGATCATTCGATGAGCTTGAAGTTACAGCAATGGGCGACAGCGGACATAAGTTCGTTAAAGGCCTTGAGGCATCTTCAATCACAATCGACTTTCTCAATGATGAAGCAACATCTAAGACACTTCAGACATTAAACTCATCTTCTGTATGGGGTAACAACGTCACAGTTACACTCAAGCAAACTTCTGCTGCAACATCACCGACTAACCCTCTTTACACAATGACTTGCTTGGTCAACAACACTACACCTGTAAATGGTGCAGTTGGCGATCTATCAACTCAGTCAGTAACCTGGAACGTCTCTGGTACAGTCGTAGTCACAACCGCATAATCTAACTAAACAAAGGGGCACAGCATGGCAAAGTTAATAGTCACGATGATGGACGGATCTGTACACGATATCGAAATCACACCTCGATTAGAATACTGGTTCGAAAATTATGCAAAAAAGGGATTTCACAAAGCGTTTCGCGATGATGAAAAGCAATCGGATGTCTATGCCTTGAGTCATGAAGGCCTTAGACTTAGTGGAGTCATAGTCAAGCCATTTGGTCCGGACTTTCTTGATACCTTAAAGAGTGTCGAGGTTGCAGAGTCTGACCCTTTGGCCTAGGCAGGGATAGCATCCACTATCTCATCGCTCGCTTGAGCATTGAGACGGCTATCCCTCCACAATCTTTAATCGATCTAGATTCATCAATGCTCCAGATGTTACTGAAAGCATTGAAAGACAGAGCAGAGGAGCAGAAGAATGCCTACAGAGCTAAAAGGCGCTAGTGCGCTTCGCAAGGCTCTTAAGCAATTTTCGCCTGATCTAGACAAAGAGACTCGTGATGAAATGGTCGGATTTCTTAAGCCAATTGTAAAAAAGGCTAGAGGATTTCTTCCATCTAATGCTGAGGCTCCATCTGGATTCGTAAGACATGAAGTCAAGACTGCCAAGTTCCCGATGTACGATGCCGCCGAGGCTCGTCGAGGAATTGGCTACAAGCTCACACCTACCAAGCCTAATCGCCAGGGATGGTCACAGTCAGTATCGATTCACAACAAGACTGCAGCAGGTGCGATTGTTGAAACCGCCGGACGTAAGTCTGGAATAACTGGCAATTTCTCACCAAGATTCCAAGGATCATTCGCTGGCCGTAACAAGATGCAAGGCCGTGCGATGTTCAAGGCTTACGATCAGGATCAAGGCAAGGCCAAGGTCGGAGTCATCCGAGCCCTAGAGAAGGCCGCCGCAAAGTTTAACGCGAAAGGCAATAACAATGGCTGAGTTACGGATTCCGATTGTTGTCGAAAACAAAGGCAAGAAGGCATTTAGCGACACGAGCAAAAGTGTCAGCGCACTAGACAACAACGTCAAGAAATTAGGCAAGAGCCTCGCAGCAGTATTCGGAGCGCAGCAGCTTCTAAAGTTTACTAAGAACGCAGCGAGCGCGTTTATTGAGGATCAACGCGAGGCTACTCGCCTTGCAATGGCAGTCAAAAACCTAGGCCTAGCCTTCGAGGCTCCAGCCATCGAAGATTATATTCAGAAGTTATCTCGCTTATCAGGCGTCACAGATTCTGAGCTTCGTCCATCGATGCAGGCACTATTGCAGATTACGGGCTCAGTCACAGAGTCTCAAAAGATTCTTAATCAAGCCCTAGATGTTGCAGCGGCTACTGGCATTGATGTTTCTACCGTTGCACAAGATATCGGTCGAGCTTATACAGGCAATACTCGCGGTCTTAGAAAATACAACTTAGGCCTGACTCAGGCCGAATTGACTACATCCAGTTATGTAGATGTTCAGGCTCGTCTTAATACTTTATTCGGTGGAGCCAATTCGGCACAATTACAGACTTATGCAGGACAGATGTCTTTGCTCGCCGTTGCAACAAGCGAAGCCAGCGAGACAATTGGCAAAGGCTTAATTGATGCTTTGATTACCGTGACAGACTCTAAGGATGTGACCGATTTCGTCAATAAAATCGACTCAATTGCACAGCGTATTTCTAATGCCATTGGCTCAGTCTCACGGTTCATTCAAGTTATCAAGTTATTACCATCGGCCACAGGTAGCGATGATCCACGCTTGAGGGCTATTTTTGACCCTGCCCGTAATGCTCAGCCTTTAACAAGTACCAATGTCCTAGGAATAAGCACCTTGCAGAAGCAGGAAGCTCAGCGCAAGAAGGTCGAATCAGACGCCATGAAGCGCGCTAAAGAATTGCTATCAGTACAGAAGAAAAACTTAGATACACAGAAGAAGCAGAATGCTCTCAATAAGGCGTCTAAAACTCTTAACCTAGAAGCAATCAGCATCGAAGCAGCCCTTAAGGGTCAGATCAGCGAGACTGATCGGCTATCTCTTAGCTTGCAAAAGGCTTTGCTTGATGGCAATGCAACCCTAGCCACGAGCATCTCAGATCAATTAGATGCCGCTATTAAGCGCAATAACGAACTGCGCCTTGCCTTGCTTGCTACTCCTAAAGCACCTAACCCTTTCTCAGAATGGTCAGTTCCTAAACTAGATTTTGGTGGGAACATGCTCGGCACCCCCGTACCTAATTTTGTACCACCTGCCTACACAATGCCACCAACTTTCGGGCAACAAGGTGGCTTGCCTGCTGGCGTTGTCGCAGGGGTTAATCCAGCGCCTGTTGTCAATGTTACGGTGGAAGTTGCAGGCGAAGAGGTCGCGGCAGTTATTACTCAACAGCAGACCAATGACTCACTTTCTGGATCATTTAACACAGTCAATCGCACCAATAGATTCGCCGCTGCAGGTTTCATTCCAGCATGAGTCTTCCAGCCACGATCTCGGTCTCCTTTGACTTTAGCCAGGGTGCTACCTTTGGCTTTCCATTTACTATTGGCGACCCTATCAACGGCGTTATTGGCGTTTCTCAGTTCGCATCGAGCGAAGTGCCAGAGCCAGTAATTGATCTAAGCTCTAATACACGCCAGATCAAGATCAGCCGTGGACGTAACATCATGCGCGATACTTACGAGGCTGGCAACTGCACAGTCCGAGTCGTTGACCAAGACGGATCGTTCAACCCACAGAATCCTGCATCACCTTATTTCGGCTATCTGACTCCGCTTAGAAAGATTCGCGTAGCTGCAACTACTGCAACCACTCAGTCTTTCCTATTCTCAGGTTATGTCACAGATTATAAGTACACCTATCCAACAGGGCAAGAATTGGGCTATGTTGATATCAACTGCTCAGATGCGTTCCGCCTCTTTGCTATGGCTAACGTCACGACGGTGGCAGATGCAACAGCAGGCCAGACTACAGGAACGCGCATCAATAAGATCCTCGATCAAGTGGATTTCCCATCATCGATGAGAATTGTGGACACAGGTTCAACAACAGTTCAGGTTGATCCAGGCACTACTCGATCTAGCCTTTCAGCCATACAGGTTGCCGAGTTTACAGAGCAGGGCGCATTCTTTGTGCAGGCAGGTGGAGAAGTAGAATTTAAGGATCGCAACGATGTAGTCGGATCACTAGCCCCGGCGGCGATACAATTTAATCAATCTGGCGGCATTCCATACTCAGACCTTAAGTACGCCTTTGATGACAAGCTGATCATTAATGACGCAACCATGACTCGTGTAGGCGGCACTACTGTCTCATCGAGCGACGCTGACTCAATTGCTAAATACTTTCCTCATGGTATGAACGTAGATAACTTAATCGCACAGACAGATGCTCAGGTGCAAAACATTGCTGACATCTACGTCGCTACTCGCAAAGAGACAACGATCCGCATCGATGCTATGACTGTCGATCTACTTGATCCGAACGTGCCAACTGACACAATGATCGGCCTAGATTATTTCGACAATGTGGAGATCACCAATGTCCAGCCTGATTCTTCGACAATTGTTAAGACCTTGCAGGTGCAGGGCTTGGCTTGGGATATAACCCCTAACAGTATGAAATGCACAGTAACAACACTTGAGCCTATAGTTGAGGGATTCATCATCGGATCATCTACTTACGGTATAATCGGACAATCCATAATGGGATACTAGGAGAAAATCATGGCAGAAGGCTTTCCAGCGACAACAGGCGACATCTTTACGGCCGCCGACTACAACGGCCTAGTAGCCTTTACTGTAGGCGCAGCTAACACTAACGACTATACGGCGGTTATCTCAGATGCCTATCAGGTCTTAGAAATCATGAATAAGGGTACGGCGATTGCCTTTAACATCCCTACCAATGCTTCAGTAGCATTCCCGATCGGCACAGTAATTACGGTTCTTAATATCGGTGCAGGTACTTGCACAATCAAAGCCGTTACATCTGGCACAACTACAGTCCTATCAGCAGGCGCAACGGCGGCTCAACCTACTCTTACTCAATACAAGTCAGCAGCCTGCATCAAGACAGGCACTGATACTTGGTACGTTGTTGGAGCAATTGGGTAATGCTTAACAATGTAGCCGCAATATTGGGACCTTTCGTTAAAGCACCCGCAAGCGTTGAGTATCTAGTAATTGCAGGCGGTGGTGGCGGTGGTGAAAATTATGCAGGCGGCGGCGGTGCAGGCGGTTACAGAACAGCCACAGGATTAAGCTGTGCAGTAGGCACGGCTTTTACTGTAACAGTCGGTGGTGGCGGAACTGGCGGAACTGGCGGCGGCAGCTCATCAGGAACTAAAGGCGCGGACTCAGTATTTTCAACAATTACGTCAACTGGCGGCGGTTTCGGTCAAGGCTATTCCGGTGCAGTCGGTTCAGGTGGTTCAGGCGGTGGTGGTAGAGGTATAACAAGCGACCCCGGCGGTGCAGGAAATACTCCATCAACTTCTCCGTCACAAGGAAACGCTGGCGGAGCTGGAAATCCAAACGCACCGACTTACGGCGCAGGCGGTGGTGGCGGTAGCGGTGGAGTTGGTGGTAATGGTGGAAGTACATTTGCTGGCGTTGGTGGGGCTGGAACTGCCTCATCTATCACAGGTACATCAGTAACAAGAGCAGGCGGCGGTGGTGGCGGTAGCGGTGATGGCGCAGGTGGTGCAGGCGCAGCAGGCGGTGGCCAAGGAGGAATTCAATCAGGATCATTAAATGCCGCTAATGCTACACAGAACACAGGTTCTGG